TGCAGGAGCTACTAATAATACTCTTGCTGCTGCTAAAGTAATCAAGCGTACACCTCCAAGAGCAGTTGCGGAATTCGTTATACTGGGTGGTGATAGTAACAGTTATGACCTTGTGTTTGCTGACGCAACAGAAGGTTCTCTTGCTGAGAACAAATCACGTGGTATAAACGGACCTGGTTGGTGGCAGTATCGTTCCTTTACGGATCATGCTGGTAACACACGCCATAAAGCTGAATGTATAGCAGCAGTCACAGTTGCATCTAGTGTATCTGGTGACCTTGCTGATGATACTATCGCTGCTGATGTTGCATCTGCTGTAACTATCACTGGCCAACCTGGTAATTCTTCTTCTAGTTCTGGTGCTGGAACATTCGCAGTTACTACAAGTACAACTGGTACACCTGGAACACTTGCTTATGTTTGGCAACGTCAGAAGGCAGGTACTAAGCGTTGGGTTAACATCACTGCTAACCTTGACACAGGTATCACATACGCTGATTTCGCTACTGCAACTCTTGCATACAGTGGACTTGCTAATGATACATTAGATGGTCAAAACTATAGAGTTAAGATCACATCTGCTAATGGTACAGAAGAAGTTATCTCTAATGGAGCAGGAACCTTAACATTCTCATCATAATGTAAATGAACATTCGTGAACTGGACCATGAAAATTGGTTATTCTTTGCTATTCAAAATTATAACAACCCATCATCAGTAACATACTCAGACTTTGAAGAGGACTTAAAGAGATTTAAGTACATCAAAAGACTCTTGAGACGTTACAAGATGACGAATGAGTTAAAAACTCATCTTATACTAAATCATGTTATAGTTCTATATAATGTGTTTGGTGACGCAGCAACTCCGTTGTTGTTTTATAAAGTAGAAGCAACTTATTGGTCTATAATCAAGGCTTTCATGTTGTTTCTCGATAGATTACCACCTGAACTTAATGAGGAAGTTGATACAGAATGTCTAAAGCAATTGAATCTAATATAGATGAAGAAATTAACTCTGCTGGTGACGGCAGTGGTGTTGCTTTGCCTCCTGCTTTTGTAATTGTCCAACCCAGAGTTCATCGTCGCATGAAGAAGAACAATGGTGATAAGGTAGATGGTCGTACATCAGGTGCAAAAGCTCTCTTTACACGTATACAAAAAAGAAAAATGAAAGAACAAGTTGAAGAAAAAATAATTCCTGAGGCTGTTTCGTCTGAGACTGAGAGAGCACAGAAACAAATTGCCCAGAAGAAAAAGTTGGGTCGTTCTAAGGAGCTTCAAAAGAAACGTAAGGAAGCAAAAGAAAAAATGCAGAGTAAGACTAAGGAAATGGATATCCTTATGAAGGCTCGCATGTCAGATTTTAAAAAGAAAGCACAAGATCAAACAAAAAAATTGAAGAGAGATCATGTAGAACCTACAGGTAATAATATTATGGAAAATCATAATGATGTTGTTCAAGTTGCTTTAGATGTTGCAACTAGTGAACTATCAAATGCACCAGAGTCATTTGCTAAGATTCAATTTAGCGATGGTGGAGTACAGAATTTAGATAACTTCTCTGCCAAGAGAATTGCTGCTGTATATGGACAGTTAGATGACACTCACAAGCAACAGTTTCAGTATATGCTGAACAAAGATGCTGCTACTTATCAGAGTGCTTTGGATTTTGCTATACGCCACGTTTAAGTAGAGGGTAGTATGGCTGAGGGTATTAACACCGCTATTCTTGAGCGGCTGGAGAAAGTAGTTAATACTCTCCAAGAAAATTCTATAAAGATGGGGCAGCTTCTTGCTGTCCACAATGAGAAATTAGATAAACAAGATCAAATTGATGGTGTTTTGTTCGAGAAGATTGATAGTCTTCATAGAGCACTTGATAGAGAAACAGAGTTAATTAAAAAGGGGTGTGAGCGTGACATCAGAAAAGTCGATGACCGTCTTAGAGTCATGGAAAAGAAAATGTGGTCTATTTTTGGTGCTCTTTCTATTATATCTTTCCTCGTTAGTCCAGTCGGACAAAAAATCATTAGACCGATATTTGAATCGTCACAAGCAGGATTGACAAATCCACAAAAAACTACTATGATATACCCATCACAAGTCTCGTAGGGGTGAATGTCCTATATTGATGGGAATTACATAAACAGAATATCTTCGCGTTTGACTCTTTTTAAACAAAAGAAGTCGAACCTTTTTAATTTTAGGTGTCCTTACTGTGGAGACTCGCAGAAGCATAAGAATAAGGCACGAGGATATCTGTTTGAGATGAAGAGTGGATATGTATTCAAGTGTCACAACTGTGGTCTTGGTAGAACATTCTCAAACTTCTTAAAAGACCAAGATCGTATTCTCTATGATCAATATATCATGGAGAAATTTTCTCATGGACAGACAGGTAAGGGTACAACTACAAAAAATCCAGACTTTAAATTTACTCCTCCAGTTTTTAAAAAATCTGACATAGATCTAGAAAAAATCTCAGATCTAAATAAAGAACATCCAGCAAGAAAATATCTTGAAGACAGAAAAATCAAAGACTTAGACTACTTCTATTATTGTCCCAAATTTAAAGCATGGACTAACAAACAGAAGAAAACCTTTGACAATCTGAGACAAGACGGTCCTCGAATTATAATACCTTTCAGGGATAAAGACGGTAACCTCTTCGGATATCAAGGCAGATCGCTAGCCCCTACGGCAAAGATGAGATACATTACGATCATGCTTGATGAAGACAAACCTAAAATCTTTGGACAGGATAGAATAAATTATGAAGAACCGATTTACATTGTTGAAGGACCGTTTGACAGTACCTTCATTCAGAATTCCGTTGCGATGGCTGGGTCTGATGTTGATATTCGGACGTTTGGCTGGGGCAATTATATTTGGGTATATGATAACGAGCCACGTAACAGAGAGATCGTCAACCGAATCTCCAAGTCAATCGACAGAGGAGATAAGGTAGTCATTTGGCCTAAAAATATACAGGAAAAGGACATAAACGATATGTCTCTTGCTGGACATGATGTGCAGAAGGTGGTAGAATCACATGTATATCAGAAATTAGAAGCAAACCTTAAAATAAACGACTGGAAAAAAGTATGACCAATGGTACAGATATAAAAGTACGTAAGAGAAATGGATCTATCGAGGGGTTAAACCTTGAGAAGGTTCATAAGATGACAGAAGAAGCTTGCGAAGGTCTGGGAAGCGGTGTGAGTGCCTCTCAGATAGAAATGAACTCTGGTCTGCAATTCTTTGATGGAATTCAGACTAAGGACATACAAGAAATTTTAGTTCGTTCTGCTAGTGATCTTATTAGTATTGAACAACCTAACTATCAATTTGCTGCTGCTAGATTGCTTCTATTTGGTCTTAAAAAGCAGGTCTTTGGATCAACGTGGGTCAAAAGTCATCCACCTATTTTAGACCATGCTAAGGAGTGTGTGGAGCGTGGCATATATGATGGAGAAATTATAGATAAGTATAGTGAAGAAGAGTGGGATAAGATCAACTCTTGGATAGATCATAGTCGTGATCTTCTATTCACTTATGCAGGTCTACGTCAAATCGTTGACAAGTATCTTGTACAGGATAGAAGTACTGGAGAGGTATATGAGACTCCTCAGTATATGTACATGATGATTGCTGCTACATTGTTCAGAAACTACGGAGATAATAGACTCGATTATGTCAGAAGATACTACGAATCAATCTCAAAACACAAAATCAACATCCCAACACCAGTCATGGCAGGGGTGCGAACTCCCATTAGACAATTTGCCTCCTGTGTTCTCGTTGATGCTGATGACACGCTTGACAGCATCTTCAGCAGTGACATGGCTATTGGTAAATACGTTGCTCAAAGGGCGGGAATTGGCATCAACGCAGGTAGAATACGTGGGATCAACTCTAAGATCAGGGGCGGTGAAGTTCAACACACGGGTGTCGTCCCGTTTCTCAAAAAATTTGAGAGCACTGTCAGATGTTGCACTCAAAATGGCATCAGAGGTGGATCAGCGACAGTCCACTTCCCAATCTGGCATCAAGAAATAGAAGACATCCTTGTCCTCAAGAACAATAAAGGTACTGAGGATAATAGGGTCAGAAAACTTGACTACAGTATACAAATTTCAAAATTATTTTATGAACGATTCATCGCTAACGAGGATGTTAGTCTCTTCAGTCCTCATCATGTTCCTGGGCTTTACGAGTCTTTTGGTACTCCATCCTTTGATGAGCAATATGTTGCTGCTGAAGCAGATTCAAGAATCCCAAGAAAAACTATTGGAGCACAAGAGCTCATCCTAGATCTCCTTAAGGAGAGAGCAGAGACTGGTCGTATTTACATCATGAATATAGACCACTGTAATGATCACTCATCATTCAAAGATAAGGTAAGTATGAGTAACCTCTGTCAGGAGATTACACTACCAACAGATCCTATCCAACACATTGATGGTGATGGTGAGATTGCATTGTGTATTCTATCTGCTATTAACGTAGGTAAACTACGTAACCTAGATGAGATGGAAGAACTCTGTGACCTATCTGTACGTGGATTAGAAGAGTTAATTGACTACCAACACTACCCAGTGAAGGCAGCAGAGAGAAGTACTATTGCAAGACGTTCTCTTGGTATTGGTTATATTGGATTAGCACATTACCTAGCAAAGAACGGAGTAAAATATGAAGACCCAGAAGCATGGAAACTCGTACACGACTTGTCTGAAAGTTTCCAGTACTACTTGCTCAAGTCAAGTAACGCAATCGCAAAAGAGAAAGGGAAGTGCGGAGCTTTTGATCGCACCAAGTATGCAGACGGTATCCTCCCAATCGACACTTACAAAAAAGATGTAGATGAACTGGTTGCGAATGAACTTAAACATGACTGGGAAGAGCTTCGACAAAGCATTGTTGAATTCGGTCTACGACATAGCACCTTATCTGCACAGATGCCATCCGAGTCTTCTTCAGTCGTCAGTAATGCTACGAATGGCATTGAACCACCCAGAGATCTTATCTCAACGAAGAAGTCTAAGAAGGGACCTCTCAAACAAGTTGTACCACAGTACGCAACCCTTAAGAACAATTACACGTTGCTTTGGGATATGTCTGGGAACACTGGGTATATTAATATTGTTGCTGTTATGCAGAAGTTCTTTGATCAAGCAATTTCTGGAAACTGGAGTTATAACCCACAGCATTATGACAATTCTGAAGTTCCTGTATCAGTAATGGCACAGGATTTATTGACAACCTTTAAATATGGTTGGAAGACTTCTTACTATCAGAATACATATGATTCTAAATCAGATGTAGTTGAAGAAACAACTAAAGAAGACATTAAAGATCTACTAGAAGGTATATTTGAAATGGAGGAGGACGATTGTGACAGCTGCAAAATCTAAGGAGGAACATATGGATATAACTGGTATGACTGTATTCAATACGAATCAGGTAGATACTACCAAAGGACAAATGTTCTTTGGTCCTCCATTAGGAGTACAAAGATATGATAAGTTTAAGTATCCTATCTTCGATAAGTTAACACAGACACAGTTAGGTTTCTTTTGGAGACCAGAAGAAGTTTCCTTACAAAAGGATCGTGCTGATTATCAAACACTAAATGCTGCACAGAAACATATATTTTCAAGTAATCTTAAGTATCAAATCTTACTTGACTCTGTTCAAGGACGTGGGCCTGGTATGGCGTTTGCTCCTTATGTTTCTTTACCTGAATTGGAAGGTTGTATGAACATATGGCAGACTATGGAGATGATCCATAGTAGATCATACACACATATAATTAAGAATGTATATCCAGATCCATCTGAGGTCTTTGATACTATCTTGGAGGATGAGCAGATCCTTGCACGTGCTGAGTCAGTGACCAGAGCATACGATGAGTTCATTAATTATGCACAGGAGTATGGTCAGAGTAACAGTTGGAAAGATGATATGAGGAGTCATCCCAATTCAGAATGGACACGTAAAGATTTAAAAAGATCACTCTATAAGGCAGTTGCCAATGTTTATATACTGGAAGGAATTAGGTTTTATGTCTCTTTTGCTTGTAGTTTCGCTTTTGGCGAGCTTAAGTTACTTGAAGGTTCTGCTAAGATCATATCATTGATAGCAAGAGATGAGTCACAACACATGGTTGTCTCTCAAAATATATTAAATAAGTGGAAGGAAGGTGATGATCCAGAGATGGTTGTCATTGCTAAAGAAGAAGAGGAGAATGTCTATCAGATGTTCCGTACAGCAGTAGAAGAAGAGAAGGCATGGGCTGAGTACTTATTTAAAGATGGTTCTATTATAGGACTCAATGATAAATTACTACAAAAGTATGTTGAATGGACTGCTAATCGTAGGTTAAAATCAATTGGTCTCGATGCAATCTTCGACACTCCTATCTCTAACAATCCATTACCATGGACAGCACACTGGTTATCTTCTAAAGGTATGCAGGTTGCACCACAAGAGACAGAGGTTGAATCATATGTTGTTGGTAGCATCAAACAGGATGTTAAGAAGGATACTTTTGCTGGTTTTAAACTATGAACAAACCTGATACTAAATTACATGAATGTATTTACGTAGCAGAAAAGATTATTCCTGCTGATATTTGTGATGTTATTGTTAAAGATATAGAATCGAGAGAGTGGATACCTCATAAGTGGTATAATGTTCACAAAGATTCATATCATTCTGAAGAAAAGATGGAGCTTGATATTCAGGGTGCTACTCTAGAATTGCAAAAACAATTAGGGAAATTTATAATAGAAGCTGGTAGAAAATATGAAAAAAATTATGCATTTTTTACATTTGGTGATGGATCTCCAAATGTAATGAATAACTTTTGTCAGGTTCGTTTTAATAGATACTCACCTGGTCAGATCATGCGTCAACATTTTGATCATATTCATTCATTATTTGATGGTACACAAAAAGGAGTGCCAGTACTTAGTTTTATTATGAATTTTAATGATGACTATGAAGGTGCTGATTTATATTTCTGGAAAGATAATGTGATCAAGTTAGGTAAGGGTGATATTGTTATGTTCCCTTCTAATTTCTTTTTTCCACATGGTGTGACTGAAGCAACAAAAGGAAAGAGATATTCAGGAGTATCATGGGCATGGTAGACGATTCCAACTGGAGAGAAGAGTACAAAGGATATACTTCTAGTAAGTATGAGTTAGATTTGCTTGAGAATGGTCCCAAGAGTCTATCCCAGTCATGGGTGATGGGAGCTCTATATAACAAATGGAAAAAGATCAAGGGATATAAGGAACCAGAACCACCAAATTGTCAATCATCACTAAAAGAATGGGAGGAGAGTATTAAACAATATGAAAAAAATTAAATTTGTTATCGCACAAGACGGTACTGTAACTGAAGAGGTTATGGGTGTTAAAGGAACACAATGTCTTGATCTTACAGAAAAGATTGAGGAGACATTAGGAACTGTCCAGTGGAGAAAAGAAACACAAGAGTATTATCAAACCGTTACTACAGAGGAAAATGTCACACTTCAGCACGATTAAGACTAAAATAAAAGAGAGACCTCAATTAGTTGAGGCATTAGAATTATTACAGTATAATGTTAAAGAAGATCAAGACCTCGTTATTACAAATCCTGATCATGCTGAGGATCACCCTGTGGTTCGGGCAGAAGTTGCTGTGTCAAATGACATTGGGTTTCGTTGGAACGAAAAGACGGAGACTTATGATCTATACTCTGATCATTCTACTTGGGATCTTGATGTTCCAGTAAGTAGATTCATAGACAAGGTAACTCAACAGTATGCTAGGATGACTATACATAATACTATTAATCAGATGCATGGTTATTCTGTGTCTGAGGAGTGGGAAATGGATAATAATTCTATTGAAATAACAGTTACTAATTGGCAATAAATAGGAGATAAAGAAATGAAAATTATGAGATGGTTGACGAAAGAGTTTACGAAAACCCCTGGCTATATGAGGGTAAACCTTTCACTTCTGACGATATTGGCGATCAGTTCGGTTTCGTCTACTGTATTACTAATCTCCAGACAGGCAAAAAATACATCGGAAGAAAATATTTTACCAGTCGTAGAAAGCCTCGAAGTGGCAAAAGTAAACGGAGAGTTACGAGTGAGAGTGACTGGAAAAAATACTACGGAAGTTCTGACGAACTTAAGTCCGATGTTAAAAGATTGGGCAGAGAAATCTTTAAGCGAGAAATCTTATCGCTCCACTCAACCAAAGGTAAAGTAAATTTTGAGGAGACTAAACAGTTATTCATCAACAATGTCCTTTCAGAAGCATTGAGCGATGGAACACCTGCATATTATAATAGTAATATCTTAGGACGTTACTACAGGAAAGACTATTTTAAAGAACAATGTTAAAAGTAAAGTGCCGTGTATGTGGTAAGGAACTTGTTGGATCAGGTTGCTGCGGCTGTCCTAATATGACCACGATAAGGGATGATCATGTTATTGCAAATGATCTAAACTTGGTTACGTTAACAGAATCTAT